CCTCATCGCCGCTCAGCTGCTGCTTGTCGACGTGCTTGTTGGTAGCAACAGTGTCAACGACCGTGAAGCCAAAACCAGCGCTGCTCGGCGCATGTTGCGCCCCCACAGAAACATGGGGGCATAAAGCTATGGACTCCCAGCAACTCAACCGCCGCATCAGCCTCCAATCCCCCGTCATCGTCCGCTCCCCCAGCGGCGGCCAGGTGCCCGGGTGGATCGAATACGCCACACCCTGGGCGCGTAAACGCGACCTGTCCGGCAACGAGCGCGCCGCCACCAGCCACGGCGGCAAGGTGGACGAAGCCCGTACGGAATGGATCATCCGCTACCGCGCAGGGGTGCTGCCCGCGCATCGCATCCTGTTTGCGGGCCAGGCCTACCGCATCACCCACGTCAAAGACCTGGACGACGCCCGCGCCTGGCTGCTGCTCACCTGCACCAGCGGAGTGGCCACCGATGCCTAAAACCGAAGTCCTGGGCATTGGTGGCCTCACCGCCAGCTTTGCCCGCCTGCGCGACGACATGCAGCAGCGCACCAGCCGTGCCATGGTCGTGTCGGCGGGCGGCGTCATCAAGCGCGGCGCCAAAGCCCTGGCCGGTGCGCACCGCCGCACCGGCGCCATGGAAAAAAACATCGCCATCAAGCGCGAGCCCACCCCCGCCGGTGTTGCCGTCTACCACCTGGGCGTGCGCAACGGCCACAGCCTCACCCGCAAGCAAAAGCAGGACTACAAGCTGGTCGTCACCGACAAAGGCCGCATTGCCAAGCGGTACGAAGACAACCCGTTTTACTGGCGTTTTATCCACCTGGGCACCAAACACATCCAGGCCGACCCCTTCCTCAGCCGCGCCCTTGAAGCCAACAGCGCCGCCGCCATCGAAGCCATGGCCGCCCGCCTCCAGGCCGAATACCTCAAGACCCTCAAGCCCACATGACCACCCCCATCCACACCCTGGTCACCAGCCTGCTCACCCCCGTGCTGGCCAACAGCTGGGCCATCGAACTGCCGCCCAATCCCACCTGGCCCGCCATCGTGTTTGAGGTCGCCACCGAGCCCGAAGAAGGCTGGAGTGCGGGCGTCAGCTACGACCGGCATGACGTGCAGGTCGTCATCCTGGCCCGCACGCTCGATGAGGTCCTGACCCTGCAGCCCCAGGTCGTCGCCGCGTTCGAGGCCTGCCCCCAGCTGATGTACGAAGACGCCAGTGGCGACGCCGACTACGAGGCCGACGCCGAGGTCTACGGGCGCTTCGTCACCTTCGTGCTGCGCACCCGCCGCTAACCCCCCACCCCTTACCCGGAGCCCCACCATGCCCAAGGCCAACGCCCCGGCAGGCGCCGCCGCGCCCGCTGAATCTTCCGCTGTGCACGCGTGTGCACAAGCCCCCCAGCACGAATGTCACGGGTGGCCCGCCGACCAATACACCGGCCAGGGCGGAACCTACATCCGTGACCCCATCACCGGCCAGCGCACCCCCGTGCCCGCCGAGCCTGACCCGCAACCCTGATCCCCTTGAAAGGACCCCCCATGAGCATCAACATGAAGCAGCGCCTGCTGCTGGCCAAACTGCAAACCGCCCTGGGCGCCCCCGCCACCCTCGCCGGGGCCAACGCCATCCTGTGCCGCGCCAATGACCCCGAGATCATCACCATGGACATGATCGACCGTGGCCTGATCTTGCCCTACAAGGGCAACAGCGGCAGCGTGGGCAGCAGCCCCTACCGCAAGCAAAAAATTGAAGTCGAGCTGGCTGGCAGTGGCGCCGCAGGCACCGCCCCAGCCTGGGGGCCACTGCTGCAGGCCTGCGGGTTTTCTGAGACCATCACAGCAGGCACCAGTGTGGTCTACGCGCCCATCACCAACGCGCAAAAGTACATCAGCCTGGCTACTTACCTGGAGCTGCTCAAGGTCGGCACCACCGACGCCTACGGCACCGCCACGTTCACCCTCAACAGCAAGTCAATCCCCACCCTGGCCATGGACTTTTTGGGCGAATATGTCGCCCCTGCGGACGTGGGCAGCCTGCCCTCCGGCGTTGACTACAGCAACTTCATTGACCCCCAGGCCGTGGGCAAGGTCAACACGCCCACATTCACCATCCACGGTGTAGCGGGCGTGTTGTCTGACTTCAGCGTCAACATGGCATCCGTGCTTGAATACCGCGACTTCGTGCAGGGCGGCGGCGCCTCCAGCCCCGACCGCAAGCCCACCGGCACCGTGGTGTTTGAGCTGACAACCGCCGCCGTCAAAAACTGGGCCGAGACCATGCGCACCGGCACCACCGGCGCGCTGCAGCTGGTGCATGGCATCGGGGCGGGCAACATCATCCAGTTCGACATGCCCCGCGTCAAGTTCACCGGCCTGTCCATCACAGACAAAAAAGGCGTGGCCTTCCTGTCTGCTGGCCTCGAACTGGACCCCGTCACTGGCAACGACGAAATCACCATCACCGTCAAGTAATCCCCGCCGCTGCACACCCGCAGCGCGGCCCCAGGCGCCCCCGTGGCGCCGTTTTTTTGTCACCCCCCAGGCCACCCCAGCCATACGGTGGCCTTTTTCTTTTCTGGAGCGTTTTATGGCTTATGTTCTCATCCGGTCTACGGATTCCCAAACCTTCCCCGTGCGCAATGTCGCCATCGACACCTTCATCAACGGCGCCTGGCACCGCGACCTGGTCGGCCTGACCTTCGAGCGTTCCACCACCGAAGAGCTGGACGAGCTGAAGCACCTTACCCCCGCTGAAGTCATCCGCCGCAAGCTCAAGGGCTGGATCGATGTGCAAGACGATCAGCGCACCGCTGTGCCCTTCACGCCCGAGAATTTGGAAGGCTTTGTGTCCCATCCGCCCGCCCTGGCCGCTGCTGTCCGCGCCTTCTGGGACCACCAGATCAAGGTCGAGCGAAAAAACTGATTGAAGTCGCCCGCTGGTGGGCGGGTGTGCGGCCTGCGCCGCCCCCCATCCACCGGCTGAGCGACACCATCATCCGCACCCTTGAGCTGCACGGCGCCCCGCCCGAAGTCATCGCCGCCGCCCGTGCGCAAGCCCCTGACGCTGCAGCCCCCGCTGCTGACGAGCCTACCTGTCCGATCTGGGCCGACAACGCGCGCAGCGTGCAGGTCTTCTTGGCCTGCAGCCGCTACTGGCAGCGCGCAGGCATGGACGCCCGCCGCACCCACTTCGACTGGGACGGCGTGCGGGCCTACCTGCACGCCCACCAGCCCACCCGCCGCCACCGTGCGCTGTTGCGTGACCTCTACGTGATGGAAGCCGCCGTGCTCGAAGCCGATGCCGAGCTGGCCGAGCACAAACAAAACCACCCCGACTGAAAGCCCCGCCCATGTCCGCCCTCGGCTCCCTCATCGTCAAACTGGGCCTGGAATACGCCCAGTACACCCAAGGTCTGGACAAGACCGAGCAGGAGACCCTGACCCGCGCCAAGAAGATTCAAGACGCCATGGACAAAATGCAGTCCCGCGTCACCGCCGCCGTGGGGGGCGTGGCGGGCGTCCTGGCCGCCACCATGAGCATCAACGCCTTCAAAGGCATGCTCGATGGCGCCGTAGAAGCCGCCGCAGGCCTGGACGACCTGGCCCAACACGCGGGCACCACCGTCGAGGCCCTGAGCGGCCTGGCCAGCATCGGCAAGTTTTCAGACTTCGGCGCCGACGCGATCAGCGGCGCCATGAACAAGCTCACCAAAAACCTCACGTCCGTGACGGAGGAAAGTGCGGGCACCGGCAAAGCCATCCAGCTGCTGGGCTTGGACCTGCAGGGTTTCAAGTCCATGAAGCCCGAAGACCAGATGATGGCTGTCGCCAAAGCCCTGGATGGGTTTGCCGATGGCGCTGGCAAGAGTGCCGTGATGATGGCTCTCTACGGTAAAGAGGGTGCAAAGATGATCCCTCTGATGGCAGATTTGGCCAAAGTGGGAGAGCTGCAGGCCAAGATCACCACAGAGCAAACGCAGGCTGCTGCGAACTACGACGACAACCTCAAGCGCATCAACGCAAGTTCTGAGGCATGGAAGAAAGAGCTTGTCACCGGAATGATTCCGGCGTTAGACCTGGCTGCTCAGGCGTACTTGGACGTCATGAACGGCAATGGTGGGCTACGCGATGAAGTGAAAAAGTTGTCCGCTGACGGCAGCATCCGCACCTGGACGCAAGACGCGATCACTGGGTTGAGCTATGTGATGGATGCGGGGCAGACCGTGGTGCGCGTTTTCCGGTCGGTGGGGCAGGGCATTTACTCACTGGGTGCAGCAGCCTTCGCGTTTGCCAACGGCAACCTAGGGCAAGCCAAGGCCTATGTGGAAAGTTTTTGGGATGACGTCAAGCAGCCCTGGTCCGAGCAAACCCTGGGTCAAAGTTTCCGTGATCGCATGGAAGATTTGAAAAATGTCGGTGCTCAGGCTCAAAAAACCAAGCAGGATTTGGACACCAGCAGCCTCAACATCCGCGACAAAACCGGCGCCAAAGAGGCTGAAAGCGCCTACGACAAACTGAACAAAACGCTGCAAGAGCGCATCAACCTGGTGGACGCGCAGCTGCAGGCCGGGCGGCAGTTGACCGACATTGAAAAATTCGAGGTCAAGCTGCTGGGTGACATGCAGGCGGCCAAAGACAAGCTCTCGGCCACTGACCGTGAAGACCTGGCCGCCAAGCTGGACGCACTCAAAGCCAAAGAAGCCCTCAAAGACCTGACCGAGCGCGGCGCCAAGGCCGACCTTGCCGCTGCCGAAGCCCACAGCAAATACCTGGACAGTCTGGACAGCGGCCTGGACAAGCTCAAGGCCGAAATCCTGGCCCAGCAAGAGCAAACCGAGCGCCTGGGCCTCAACGCCATCGGCATCGCCAATTTGGACGCCGCCAAGCTGGAATTACTCGCCACAGAGAAAGAGCTGCTGGCCATCAAGCAGCTCGACAAAAACGGCGACGAAGGCACCTACACCCGCCTCATGGCCCAGGCCGACAGCTACCGCGCGTTGGCAAAAGCCAAGCTGGACAACGCCTACCGCCAGACCACCCTCGATTTTGAAAAAGGCATGGCCGAAGCCTCAGCCCGCGTGCTGGACGAAGCCACCCAAGCCGCCAACAAAGTCAACGACACCCTGACCGACGCCCTCATGCGGGGCTTTGAGTCGGGCAAAGACTTTGCGGCCAACTTCAAAGACACCATCGTCAATATGTTCAAGACCATGATCCTGCGGCCCGTTGTGGCTGCAGTGGTTTTGCCCA